GGCAATGTAATTCGTATTGGGATGGGGTTTAACTGGGGAGGCGCTTGGCAATTAGCTAAATATTTACACTATGATGATGATAATTTTTTTTGGGTAGATGGAGATGTGTCTCAGTTAGATAAGAATATACAAGATTGGATGTTGATGCTTTATATAGCGTGTGGTTCTAGATATTATGCCTGGCAAGATTTTGATGAAGAGGCAAAAAAAAAAATAGAGTATTTTGTAAAAACCTTAATGTATAAGATAAGTCATAAGATAGTTTTACATTTAGGTGGGTTCTGGCAATTTATGAGAGGCGTTATGCACTCAGGAGGGAAAGATACTTCTCACGGGGATAGTTGGATTATGGCTCTGATGTTTTATTTATATTGTATGGATGTCATAGATCGAAATCCTCATTTGTCAGATATAATTATGCATTGTTTAGTAATGGGTATCATAGTAATAGTAGTTTATGGAGATGATCATGTATGGGCGAGTTTGAAAGTGTTGAGACCCTATATGAATGCTAAAGGGTGGGTAGATTTCTTGGCTCGAGTATGTCATATGACGTTGCGAGAAGCTAAGGAGTATGATAAGTTCTTATCAACTGTTAATTTGGTGACGGGAACTTATGTTTATCGAGGAGTAGTTTTTTTGAAGAGAAGATTTATTGCCAGTTTTATTGAGGGCAGTGCTCCAGTCCTACCTTTTAAAGAGATAAATGAAACGATGATCAATTTGTTCTTGAAAGAACAGGATGCGGATATGATTGATTATTTTTTGTCCTGTATTGGACAAATGTATGATACAATGGGAACTAATGTTGTAGCTTATCAATATGTTCATCGGTTTTTTGATATAATAAAAAATTATTATGCACTTATTAATCCTCAGGATGCGTTGCAGGCGGCGTTGGATGATCCAGAGCGTCGTGTTAAAGTTATGAAGTATATGAGACGTGTTCATATGAAGGATACAGATATTTTAAAGTCAGTACCTACTTTGCGTAAGCTTCAGAGTTGGCATGTTTATGATGCTGAGAAATGTCGTTATGGAGGTAGGTTGGATGAGGATTATTTTGAGTTTGCGTTTTAATGGCGGCAGATTGACTCGCTTAGTTTAATAGGTGGAATGAGTCCCACGGCC